ATATTTCCCTATATAATTATATTTATAATATTCTGGATTACTATAAGTAAAATAATAAATTTTTCCTTCTTCTAATTCTTCTATTTTCATAAATTAATATTAAAGTTTTTTATAAAATTTACCTAAGATATTACGATTTAAAAAATTATCATCTTCAAGTACATTATATGCAAATTGATGTTTAACTTCTTGATATGAAAGATCTGCTTTACTATTACATATAAGAAGAATTTCTCTTTTAATATTTATACTGTCTTTATGAGCTTGTATTAATACTTCATTACTACTGTAATAATCTTTATAGGTAAACTTTTTGATTCTTTTATATTTCTTTAGTCTTTTGTCTGTAGGAAGTGCTTTTTTACTAAGTTTAGTTTTTACATTAGCAAAGAAGTTCTTCTTACCTATATATTTAACTGATTTACCATCAATTTCAGCGGTCATTATATAAATAAATCCTACAGCATCTTCAGGAATCATATCTTCTGTAAAAATTGCATTTTTATATAACCAACTCATTTATTAATTTTTTAGTTTGTTCTAATCCAAATTTCTGTATATAGTCTGCAAGATCTTTACAGCCTTTATAGCCTAATTTTCTTTTCCATAATCCTTCAGTTAAGAATAATGGTTGTATTCCATATAACTTTCTCATTTGCCAAGCTAAATGTATTCCTGCATTATCATAATCAAATAGAGTGAATATTTTATCAAATATTTGATTAGCTTTTTCTATGTCTACAGATTTAATAATAATACTCTCAGCTTGTGGAGCTATAGCACTTAATCCAAGTTCATGACAAACCATTACATCCTTCAAACTTTTTGTAACTATAAGTACATTATTACTTTTATCTAATTGTGATAATCCTTGAATATAAGTAGAATTAGTAAACCATTTATAGTCTGTTTTTTCCGGAAAGTATAATTTATAACCATCAGGAAATTCATAGGCATAAGCAAGATACTTACCAACATTATAACAAAAACCATTGATCCAATAATGACTAATAGACTTTACTTTGTATTTAATAAGAGTAGATTCAGTAATATGGTATGAATTCCAAAACTTTAAATCATCTTTAGTAAAAGGTCTACTTTTAATTAATAGTTCAGCTTTTATTTTATCCTTAGTTTCAGGTACATAAGGTACTTTATCTAAAGTTTTAAATGAAGTAGAATTTAAACCTAAATTAAAATCAACATTGAGTCTATTTAATGCTCCAAAGAAGTCTACACTGAATTTCTTCATTACTAAACTAACAGCATTACCTGATTCTCCAGTAGCAAAATCTTTCCAAAACCATGTACCTCCATATAACTGAATAGCAAATGAAGGATTTCTATCTTTTCTAATAGGGCTAGATATTCTTTTATTTACTTCAAATTCTCCACAGTAATACCTATATATCTCGTATTGTGAAATATATCTATAGATATTATCTAAGGTTAATTCGTAGTCTAAGAATTTTGTATTTCCAAACATTTGTAGTGTATTTCAGACATTAATATATGTTTTAGCATATAATGTAGTATATTCTCTACATTTTATATGTTTTTGCGTATAATAAACAACAAAAGGGGCATTTCTACCCCTTTAAATTGTTTACTAAATTAATTATTACCAAGGAGTTTCTTCACCTGCTCCATGAGGAGTCATAACTGGTGCAGAATCTGCTTTCTCTAGGTGTTTGTAGTGATATTTATTTTCCTTATCAAAAGGTTTTAAATCACTTTCTTCTTTTCCAACATAGCCATATCTACCTAATTTCAAAGTAAAACCAGTTTTATCTGAATCTTTCTTTTGATATTCTTCAGCACACAATTGAAACCATGCAAATTTACCTTTAAGAACTTGAGCTACTTTATCAGTATACTCTTCTACTGTAGAAGCTTTAGTAGCACAAACTTCTTCATACTTATCCATTTTTTTAGCAATTGACTGCATTGTTTTTTCAAAGTCCTTTACTCCATCATTCATAGAATTAAAATCTACATAGATAGAACAACCTACTCGCCCAACTTTACCACCATTAACTGCTTTTTCATCAGGAGCAAATCCTGCATCTGTAACTGGAGAAGTTTCTACATTCATAGAAATCATTTTCTTACCAGTACTTGCAGTTTTAATTTCAAATCCTGTAATCATTAACTTATGATTACCAAATCCTACATACTTCCCAATACCATTGGATTCATCAATTTTGTGTTTTTCTGTTCCGAACATATTTATTTATTTATTAATTATTAAACTTCTGCTGTTTCTAATTCTTCTACTTCTTCTACTCCCATTTCAACTGTTGTTAATTCTTCAATAGTATCATCTACTAATTCAAACTTAGGTTTTAATGGATTTACCTTAAAACTTCTAATCTTTAATCCAGCTTGTTTTAAAATTACATTTAACTGATTGTTATTACCATCAGTGTACTTTACTCTTAAAGCTTCTCTTTTCATTCCTGCATTGATGTCTGCTTTTAATTCAGACAATTTGATTTGTTTTGTCATTTTTTATTTGTTTTTGTTTATTGATTACTTAATTATAATACTCATTCATTTTATCTATCACTAATTTTAAATCATTAGGAACTCTTAATGTTTCAAACATTCCATCTGGAGTTTTTGCAGGGATTAATAAGTTATTAATATTAGTTCTATTTGTAATAAAACTATATTCTGCCTTACCTTCTTTATCAAAACTTACATCAGTAAATAATGCTACAGACACAATAGCTAATGGATTATATTTATCCTCTAACATTGCTCCAATTGTTTTAATTTTCTTTCCAACTTTAATCTTATCTGAAATATCATCATCAATATGAAACATTAGTATTACAGCCAAGTCATCTCTTTGAGATTTAGCCATATTTAATATTTGTTGCATATGTACTCCAATATCTGTAAATTTATTATAACCAGTTTCTTTACTTCTTGCAAATAATTCCTCTGTCATAATAAATCCAATATCATCAATAATGATATTTTTAATTTCAGGTTTTTTAGCTAATGCTTCAATACCATCTTTAACTTTTCCCCAACTAGCTTCAGCCTTCATGTTTTTATTTTCCTCAGAATAAATCTTTGAACTTCCTTTAAATGGAAGTGGTTTATTCAAAACATTTATAATAAATGTTTCTTTAGGATCTAAAGTCTTAATACTAGTACTTTTTCCTGTACCTGTGTCACCGGCTACAATAATTACTTTACCCATTCTTTTTTTATTTGTTTTGTTTAATTAATACTCTTTTCCATAATAGATAACCAAGTAAATCTAATTCAGCATCTTCATCAGTACTTTGATTCTTAATCCTAGCTAATTTATCATCTATCCTAGCATTAATAGTTTCAATAGTAGTTCCTTTATGAAATATACCTAAAGGTTCCATTATAGAACTACCATACTTTTGATTTTTATCTTTAAGAAATTTAAAGATTTCATCCATTTCTTCTTCTAATAAATCTGTATAAGTAGGATTAGACATATTTTCCGTCTTTAATTTGTTCATAAATATCATTAGTTGTTTCAGTTAATAAAGGTAACTCTCTAAAACTGCCAGACTTAGGATTAGGAACTATACCTACTGCAATATTATCTCTAGATAAACGGTTTTTAATGATTTTAAGCATAATCATATTTCCTCCAAGTTTTTTTACATCATAACCTAAACACTTTTCCATATCTAATTTACTAGGATTAAGAATTCCTAAAGCTACATCACAATCTTGAAATGGATTAGTTGTATCTTTAAAATCAGTTTGCTGTGGAGATAAATCTACACCTTTAAACTTAGCTCTATCTACACTACTTAATCCTTGATTAAATTGTTGTATGTTAATGAATGTAAAACCAAATGTATTCTTTAAAGAAATACAATATTCTGAGTACTTGTCAATTACCTGTTTCGTATCAAATCCTCTTTCTTTCTTTAGTAAATATAAGTGATCTAATACTACTAGAAATTGTTCTTTAGTATTACTAGGAGTCCATTTATGTTTTGCTCTCTTTTTTATACCTTCTTTATCAGTATATTCTTGATAAGTCCATGTACCTTTTACTTCAGCAAAAGCAAATAATTCATTTCTAATACCAGTAGGATTTTCAGATTTAAACTTAAAATGTATTTGATTAAACAACTCATCAATTTCTGGAATTAATGATTTAATTACTTCATGTTCTTCTTCAGTTAATCTATTATCTCCCAAACCTTTTATTTTCTCAGGTGAGATTTCTCTACCATATTTTTTAAAAGCTAAGACACTTAAAAAGTTACATTTTTTAGTTAGTTCATCAATCTCATATGAATAATAAAATATATGTAATTTAATACCTTTTTCTTTAGCATCTTCAATAGCATTAAGAACCATATAATCAGCTAAAGTAGTTTTAAATGTACCAGACATTCCACCAAGAAGATAATAACATCCCTTCTGAATTCCAAATAAATATTTATTAATACGAGATAAACCATTATGTAAACCTTCATACTCACCATTAATACCATCTTGAATTCTTTGTTCTAATATCATATTGCTTGTGTTGTTCCTAAATCTTCTTTTAACTCAGTTTCATTAATATATTTATTCCACATTTCTTGATTAATAAATACTTCTATAGCAACTAAAAACCTTTTATCTGAAACCTTCAGATATTCAGTCAATCCTTTCATTACACTTTTATGTATATTAGGATTTTTCTTTAGTACTTTTTCATAT